TTTTCAAAAGAAATGAAGTATGAACCAACAGAAAGTATGAAGCGTAAAATTGAGGCTGTGTTCACCGCAGTTTCCGAGTGTTACGGCATACCCCTCCAGCAGATGTTAAGCCGAAGGAGGGATGCACACACCGCAGAAGCACGGTTTGTTGCAATCCACCTGGCCGGCAAAATTCCAATGGCTTCATGGCCCACCATTGCTTGGTATGCAAACAGACATCACTTGTCTTGCATCTACGCAAACAAACAGGTGATGGAGTGGAAAGATACAGACTCTCAGTTTGCACAAAGACTTGCCGGAGCGACAGAATCCGTCGATCCATTGATAAAAATCACCGATAAACCTAAAAAAGTATGACAGAAAACAGAAAAACTAAACAGCAGTTGACAGAAAACAATCCATCGGACAGGGATCTTGCCCTTGTCCGTTATAAAAACAGAAAAGAAAGAAGGGGCAGGCCACGCAAATGGATGCCAGGGGACAGGGTGAGGTTGCAGACAACTATCACTCCCAAAACTCACGATCTACTACACAAGCTGGCCGATGAGAACCATTGCTGCACTGGAGTTATAATTGATTGGATGTTAAAACCTGAGCCAAGACATGAGAATGAACCTTTGCATATTAAAATATGAAGACACCCGACGAGATAAAAAGGGAACTCAGTTCCAAAATTGATAGGCTCATGGCAGAAATGTTTCCCGGCGCAAAGCGGGAAGCGGGTGGTCGGTATGTCATGGCCGACTTGCGGGGCGATGCCGAAGGCAGATCCTGCAATGTGTTCAAGTCAAAGAATTCCTCTGTCTACGTTGCCAAGGATCACCAGACTGGGGAGAGTTGCAACATCCTAGAACTGTGCCACCGCAAGCTAGGAGGATCGTTCTCAGAGACGATGAGATGGGCTCTCAAGTTCTGTGGGTTTGAGCAAATCAGAACTGTCAAGACAGAGGATAGGGTGGAGGTTCAATCTGTTCCTGACACTGCTCTCAGGGGCAGCGAGGTGCACCGCTACATGGTTGAAAAACGAGGGATCAACGAACGCACCCTAGGCAAATTCAACATCTTTCACCACGAGCAGAAGGGTGGACACTGGTGGGGGGCTCCGCTCTATGATACTGAAGGCCGTTGCCGGATGCTCAAGTTTACTTGTGTTACTAGGATTGGAAACAAGAAACAAATCTACAGCACCCAGCCAGTGTTTGCCACGCCTTTTGGTTTGCACTTAGTGGGGGAGGACGACCGGGAGCTTATCATTTGTGAAGGGGAGATTGATTGTATGAGTCTCCACCAGATACAGAAGGAGAAAAGCATTCCAGTAATTGCTGTCCCCTCAGCTAGCAATCATGGTTGGATTGAGAACTGCTTTGAGATGCTCACCCGAATGGAACGTATCTACGTTGCCAGCGACATGGATGACGCAGGTCAGCAGATGTTTATCAAGCTCTCTCAGAGGCTATCAGCGGATCGCTGTTATCGGATTGAAATACCGGAACCACACAACGACGTGAACGACTGGCTGGTCAAGGATCACCCCACTGAGGACGATCTAAAGAGGCTCATGGACAATGCCAAAGGCAACGAGCCAGAGGCATTGGTGAGGCCCAACGATTTCGTGCTACAGATGCAGGATTGTGTCACCCAACAAGAGAGGGAGAGGGAGTGGAAGAACTGGTGTTTCCAAGATATGCCCTTGTCCTTGAGGGAGAGCGAGCTGTTCACTATCATTGGCATCCCCGGTTCAGGGAAAAGCCAGATAGCTTACCAGCTACTGCTTCACCTAGCCAGCACAGGAACCAAGTGTATGGCAGTGAGTTTTGAGGTACCCATTGAGAACATGATGCTCCAACTAGGAACACAACTCCTTGGAGAGGAACCCAAGCATGAGCAGTGTGCGCAAGTTGCAGATGAACTAGGAGAGAACATCTACTTCATCGACGATACCAACTTCCGAGACTGTGGAAACAACTGGGAAGGACTGAAGGCAGAGATTATATTGGCCAAGCAGAAGTATGGTATTAACACTATATTGATAGATAGTTTTAGCTACCTTGCACCCAAGCTTGACTTTGAGCAGCAAGGTCTTATCAGTAAAGACCTAGCTAGGACAGCGGTTAAGCACCAGCTTTCCATTGTCCTGATAGCTCATGCAGATGCAAAAAGCAAAGAGAACGGCGGTACTAAGTATGCCCCTACAAGCCCCGGATCTATCCTTGGCAGCCAAGAACTGTCCCAAGCTAGCCACACCATTTGCTCAATGCACCGCAACACTTCTAAGGAGTTGGCAATGTCCAACGGAAGTGCAGAAGAGCAGGATAAATACAAGAAGCAGGGTGATGCAGTTTTCACCGTCTTCAAGCAACGCAACAGCGGGGTCAACTTTAGCCGCGACCTTTGGTTTGATACCAAAACCCGGCTTTTCCAAACAAGCCCAATCTCTACCCTCTCACCTGAGGATGAGTATTGGTACAACTTAGACTAAAATATGTCACAAATAAAAACAATAAAAACAGTACGTCTCATGGGAGACGAACCAAGAAGCACACCTAACGGGGATCTCTGGGGATTCTGGTTAGAATTTGACGATGGCACAAAAGGAGTTGCCAACGGCAAAAGCAAAGCCCCTCGTTGGGCAGAGGTGGGAGCCACAGTAGAGGCAACCGACTCAACATACAAGACCCCGAAGGGTCACACTAAATGGAAAATCTCAATACCAAGAGAGATTCCACAGGACAGTCAAGGGTACACCGGGCATCAGTCAAAGGATGGAACCGAGACGTTCTACAAACGACCGAACTACTCCAACAATGGCAGTAGCGGAGTAGACAAGGGAAGAGAGATTGCCATTCAAGCTTGCATCAACCAAGCAAGCCAAGTGGCAGCTCAAGACAGCACGTTCAAGAGCGGTGGATACAATGAGCAATTCAAATACATTGTATTCTCCATTGCAAAGGACTTGCTGGAAGTGAGGGAAGCTATCCAAGAGGGCCGAGATTTGGTTCAGGAGGAAGGAGCACCTTTCTAATTAAACTGCGGGGGCTCCGGCCCCCGCTTTATATTATGGCCCACTTTTATGAAATCAAAAAAGACTCAGGCTTCCTTCGGGATGACCTGTCCACTCCCTTCCAAGCAAGGAGGGAGGCCAATAACAGTGGAAAAATAATCGTTGCTAGCGTCACCGAAAAGCTGAAGGTTTTTCCTGATCCATTCTTTGAGACTTGGAGAACCAAAAAAGCAATAGAACTCAGCAAGGAACACCCGCATCTCAGTGAGGAGAAAATCATGGAGATGATGTGGGGAATGAGGGTTCACCCGAAGACGGGTGAGGAAGTGACGTCATCTTCTTGGGGGACTGAATGTCACAAGCATTTAGAAACCACCATTTGCGGGGGTCAGTGTCCCCCATCTTGGGAACCATTTGTAATGCCATTTATTGAATGGGCGGATGACCAAGACCTAGAGGTGGTGGAGGTTGAGGGTGTTATTTCCAACAGCGACAAGGAATTTAATACGGCAGGAACCATTGATCTGCTGGCTATACACAATGGTAAGCTTGCCTTGTTTGACTACAAGACGAGGGAGGTGGCAGAGCATCAGGACATTACTCGCAAAGGATACCACAAAGATGCTATGCAACTAGCTTCGGAATCTAGGATGGTAAAGATTGCTAGTTACCTAGACTATGACCCGCCAATTTATACCGTCATAATCAACACCAACAACGGTGACACCCATGTCAAGAAGTGGACTGAGCAGGCACAGGCCAAGGCACTGGATGATGCTATAAGTTGCTTCATGTTCTATGACTTGGTGAACAAGATGCGATGAATGAGTTACATCTTTTTGCAGGAGCAGGGGGAGGTATCCTCGGTGGACAGCTACTCGGACATACCACAGTCTGTGCTGTTGAAATTGAAGAGTACCCAAGACGGGTTTTGCTCCAGCGACAGCGAGACGGAGTGTTGCCCAAGTTCCCCATCTGGGACGATGTCTGCACCTTTGACGGAAAGCCCTGGCGAGGAACAGTTGATGTTATTTGCGGAGGATTTCCCTGCCAAGACATTAGTTCCGCAGGAAGAGGAGCCGGCATTGGGGGAAAGCGTTCGGGACTATGGAAAGAATATGCCCGAATTATTGACGAGATACGGCCTAAAATTGTCTTTGCGGAAAACTCTCCGCTTCTGCGGGGTCGCGGGCTTGACGTTGTCCTCGGAGACTTGTCCGAATTGGGGTATGATGCAAGATGGTGCGTGTTGGGAGCTTGGCACGTCGGCGCGCCCCATAAAAGAAATAGGATGTGGGTACTTGCAAGCGACTCATCAGTATATAATTCCCACTCCAACAACCATGCCAGAAGCTCCGAACAAAAACGCAAACACAAACGGCCCGAAGAATCTGTTGGAGGTTGCTCAAAACAACTGGAATCCAAGCCAGATGTGGCCGACCCCAACTTGCAGAGACTACAAGGGGACAAACTCGCCGGAGGGTCTGACACGCAAGGACGGCAAAAGCAGGATGAGCCAGTTGCCAAATGCCGTGAAATACCGAACTCCTCAGTCACGAGACTGGAAGGGGACGTCAGGGGGGTTTCAGAAGGGCAAGGATCTCCCAGGCCAAGTTGGTGGGCATCTGAACCCAGCGTGGGTAGAATGGCTCATGGGGTGGCCCATAGAGTGGACAGACTCAAAGCCATTGGAAACGGACAGGTTCCAGCAGTGGCAGCAACAGCATGGAACATTTTAAATGAAGGTTTGGACTGAAGCTAGACTAAGATCTTTTATTATGTCCTGCGTTAGATCGGGGACTAGGCGATGGGCTCCCAAATATCAGACTCTCAATGACGCATTTGTAGAGAGTCAGAAGAACCCCAAGACTGGCAGGATGCGGAAGATGTACCGCTGTGCTATTACCAAGGAGCTTTTCCCTGCAAAGGATATGCAGGTCGATCACATCGAGCCGGTAATCCCCGAAAAGTGGGGACGCAAAACCAAGTGGCTTGGATACAATTGGAACGAGCTTCTTCCTAGATTGTTCTGCGGTAAAGAAAACCTACAGGCAGTCAGCAAAGAAGCACACAAGGCCAAGACAAAGGAAGAGAACGCTAGGAGAAAAAAGAAATGAACGACAATGAAAGATTTAAAAAGCACCTAGCCAAAAGTCACGGGCCAGTATGGAAAATTGCAAACCACATCAGCTTGATGGGTTATCCAGTAAACATACCACCAACATTCGTTGCTCCATCACATGAAGAGTGGGAGGAGTTTGCAGATGACGGGGACTTGTATGTTGGTCAAAGGATTGAAGTGAAAAAGCTAGGGGTTGATTTTACCAGCAGAGCAGACTGGCCCTTCGGTTCTAAGTTTATTGTGTGTGCTAGACATTCATTTGACAGAGCAAAGCCAAGACCATACAGGTATTTTTATTTAAACAAAAAAGAAACCCATGCAGCAATTGTGAAGGGAAGCTCACACAAGAGCTGGTATTGCGAAACTAAAAAAGACTCACGGTATGAAGATATGGTGCAATCATTCTATATGTCCCCGATGCACTTGGTTAAATTTGTAGAGCTATGATATTCCGATCAGATCCTCAGCACAAAGTTGTCGTTCTCCCCAAGAACAGTGACGAGAGAAAGAAGTGGCCCATATATTCAGGCGTACTATCCCCTTTTCCAAATGCAATTGCAGCAGTGGCACGGCAATCCTATGCTGGCAACGAGAAACATTGCGATCCACTTGAACCCCTGCACTGGGAACCAAACAAATCTAACGATCACCATGACTGCCTAATGCGACACCTCCTAGAGGAGGACTATGTAGCTGTGGCGTGGAGAGCCTTGGCTCTTCTTGAAACTAAAATACAAAACGAAGAATATTATGGACCTGAAAGAAGAAGTTAGCAGCAATAAACCAAGACCTAGCCCCAAGTGGGACCGTGCTTTTACCCAAAGGCTTAAGGATGTTTGTTGGGAAAATGAAATACCTTACGTTCTGCGCTCCACCACTCCCTTCCTTGAAGCTCTTGGTTTAGAGAAGAGTAATTCTAACAGAAAGAAGATTAGTAGACACTTGGTTTATTGTGTTACCAAGAGAGAACACTTAGACTAGGAATTATCTTACCAATAGTTTTTCCGAGACAAAAACAAAAACAAGAAAGTTATATAATGGACCTAGATAAACTAAAACAAGACTACTCTAATTATCTGATCAACACAGCAACGATAGACCAAGTGAAAGATTTACTAACTTCTTCGTTGACTGTTGTGGGATGTGCCAATGTTCTAAAAGCACAGGCTGCAAAAGCCATCGACGAGATGAGTGAGGAGCAGCGTGAAAAACTAGACGATCAGCTAAATCCTAAAGAGGAAGAAAATTTAGACGGTAATTCAGACGAGTAATCTCTGGAAATGGTGTTTTATCTTTTTTCACCTTTCATTAAACCCGTCGGGGCCGAGGTTATTCTCGGCCCTTAATATTTAGTAGGAGATGGGCTTTCTGGATTCACCAATAACCCTGTCCTGCCTAACAAGTGGCCTACTAGATGCTGTGTGCGTTCTTCCAGTGAACCAACGACCATCTTTGAAGTGCTTGTGCTTCCCGGTGTAGTTCTTGCCGTCCAGCATATATATAGTTTTAGTTTTCATTCACAACTGATTGTGGGGCTAGTGATTCCAAGGCTCTCTTGAGCCTTATTTGATTCTCTACGTTCTTGGTTAGGATGCCCTTGTCTTTTTGCTCCTGCAAAAACTCATTGATAAAACCAGGAGGCATCTTTTCAATTTGCGTTTCATAGAACCTAGCCCTGTTGCCGTTCTCGACACCAAGCTTTCTTATCCTCTTGTCAGATCTAGTAATTCCACGCTCCTTGTCTTGAATCATTTTTCTAACTCTGCGTTGAACCGATTTATTAGATGCCGACAGTTCTGTTTGTAGGGCCATCTGTTTTTCAAAAGGATCGTCTATGCTTTGTAGCCTAGTGATTATATCAAAAGCTTCTTGGCTGTTTAGAGAGTTCTGGGTGTTTTGCTCATATTCAAACAACTTTAGATCGGGCTCTATACCGGTGCGTTGCTCAAAGCCATCTGCGTAAGTTGAACCAAAGAACCTTCGGAAGATTGGAACATCGTTAGCTTTAATTTCTTCCCGATTAAAAAGTTTGCTGGTAACATCAAACAACCTAAGTGTTTCAGTTCCCGCACCACCAAAGCCAGTCTGAAACATATAGAGAAGTTTTTCTGGGGATACAGGAGCACCAAGATTTTCTAGTTCCTTGGACAGTTCAATTGCAATTTCACCACCAACAGTTTTTGCGGTCCAAGGATTCACCTTAGCATATGCCGCCATGTTCTGATCCATCAAATACTCAGGAACAATCTCTCTACCCAAACCATCCTTGTTCAATGATGTGAGTTCTAAGATTCTCCTTGGTACAGTTGGTATTAAGCTGCCCCCAGTCGGGTTATATCCGTCTAGAATGCTTTGTCCTATACCCTTGATTATCTGATCGGTTGAATCCAACCTTCCAGGCATAGCTGCCAGTTCCTCTGCATCTAGCAACCCTGCTGCGGCACCAGCCTTATAGCTTTGATTGTGCATAATTCGGGCAATGCCATTTGAAGCAGTCCATATTGGAGCAATCTCATGGGCCAATGGAAACTGGGAGTAAGACAAACTTCCATCCTCACCCTTGAATGGATTTAGCACTACAAGATTCTTATTCAGTCTCCACTCGCTCTTGTCAGGGCCACCTTTCACTTTGTTTCTCCAGTCTGGATCGATAATAGAGTTGTATGTTTCAATGAGCACAGCGGTTCCAAGTGTTGCGGCCAACACTGGCTTAAACACCTTGGGGTCTTTTAGACTCCTCCAAAAGTTCTTGGTCGATTGGATACTAGGATTAGAGAACAAGTATAAAGCTCTAAGTTGCTCGCCGCGAGTTCCCTTTTGTTTTGGATCAAAACTAGCATTCCGAGCTGCCATAGCCGCATCTTTCCCGCTCTTTCCTGCTTTAATATTTGCTCGGTAAACGCTGAATCTGGTTGAGTCTTCAACCATTTCATTAGCCTTCCTTACAAAATTGTTAAAAGCAGCAACTCGTTTCTTAGTGGTGTTCTTATTAGAGAAGTCAAAATCCTTAACGTCTTTTTGTATTTGTCTAAGGGTGTCTGTAGCTATACCTCCAGCCGATCCTCCGTCAGCAACAAACCTTTCATACAAAGCACCTAATCGTTTCTCTTCACCCTGAAGAGGTTGACCAAAAAGTTTTTTCCTTATTACGTTTATTTCTTGATACGTTCCTCTGGGGTTCAGCACAGATGTTAAAGCCGATGAATCCAAGTTTCTATATGTATTCAAAGCACTAACAACACGGTCACGCATAAGGTTGGGCAAGAGGAATGAAGGATTGTACCCAGTATATATAGCACCAAGATATTTATTTATGGCATAAGAGGCTTTCATCAAGCTACCCATGTCGTTCTTACTCACTCCCCGAACAGCAGACCCAAGTTCTGGGGCCACCCCATCGCTAAAATCTAAATAATATTTAATAGATGGTTCCTTTACCTTTTTCCCATCAATTGTCTTTGTAATTGTGTACGGCTTTGAAGGATCAAATACGGTTATTACTGGGGCATCTTTTTTGAAAAAACGACCAGAAGCTGTTTCTTTCCTTACTTTAACAATTTCACTAGCTCTTTCTTTGTTGGCCGGATCTTCCAAAAGTCTTTTGAAAACCAAGTTGGATTTATTGGCTTCAGCTAGCTTTATTGCCTCTATATTGGCCGTAACCAAGTTTTTTGTAATAGAAGCTTCAAGATCCACACTTCCCTTAACCTCTTTTAGTGTGCTTGGTTTGAATACTGCCCTACTAAAGAAAAAGTTCTCTGCTTGATTTGGATCTAAAGAATCATCAATCAATCTCTGCAAGGGAACGTAGTCTGGGTTTTTCTTAAACTGATCGTATGCAGTTTGATTTATTATTTTACCGTCATACAGTGTATCCGCTATGTCGGATGAAAGTTTTTGAGCCTGCTTTACAGCACTAGATGCAAAAGGAAGAATATTGGCATCAAATTCCTTTACTATTTTCTTGGCATTTTTATTTGTCATTTCATTACCAAGAACGCTAATACCAGCACCACCATCCGTTTTAACTCTTTTGTTGTAGGTTGGAGCGTATTTGGCGTGTAAATACTCATCTATCCTATTGCTAAGAAGCGTGGGAGGTATGTTTCCTTCTGTAGATGCCTTCCTTATAGAATCTGTATATCCTTGGAACTCGGAATCCAGTTTATTCATCCTTCTTTCAGCTATTGGCCTAGACAAACGTAATGCTCTGTAAGCATCTGTTCCCTCTTCCAAAACCTCTCCTGCTTTCCCCACAACATCTGGTTCAACTTTTAGCCTTCCCGTTCCAGCGTATATACCGCCACTGGACTGATCCTGTTCTTGCAAGAGTCTAATCAAATCGTCATCAAATTGCTCTCGGCGATTTAATATTTCCTGCTGCATCTTTTGGTTCGTTTGTTCTGCATTGCGGAAGGCAGAAGATTCAGCAGCATTGGCTAGGTCTACAGCATCTGGGTCTTTTTTGCGTAACGCATCCATCATGCGTTCAGGTCTGCGGCCAGCAAACTTCTCGTAGCTTTTGGCAAATCTTTCTGCTGTCATACCAAAACCAGCACCAAGAACAGAGGATGTTAGTCCTGCTTTGGCAAGTTCAGACAAAGTGGGTAAGGTTCCCTGTTCTATAACGGATTCAACGGTAGTTGCTCCGGTTCCAATGGCTCCACCCAAAGCTGCGTGTTGGGCTGTTCTCGTAGCTAAGCTAGCACCCTTTCCAATGCCCCCAAATGGGATAAGGTTAATAAGAGTGTCGGCAACCATTTCTCCTTGGGACAAATCCTGACCTGGGCGAGAAACTTTTTGCCTCAAATAAGATCCACTAAGACCCCCAGAAATGGCTCCTACCAAATATCCTATGCCTCCGCCTACGGCCATGCCCAACGGGCCACCTGCGGCCCCTATTGTGGCTCCTGCGGCGGCTCCTCCTAGCTTGGCACCTTCACCAACGGCTATTTCACCAGCAATCCCAAGGCCAGTTCTAGCAATAGAACCACCACTTCGGGGGGCAGCAGCTTGAGCTGCGGCATCTTCCCGAGCTAGTTGAATAATTTCTTCTTCGGTCGCATCTTCCGAATGTTCAACCCGAACAGACTGACCAGACTTTAGGTTGACGGTAGTAAAAGGCATTAGTTTTGTGAAGCTGGCTCATTAATCACTTTCTCTGCAGTATTGCGAGAACCAATTCTTTCCAAAATAGATGCTAATCTTTTGGTAGTTGGATCACCTGCCCAAGGAACTAAATTAGCCCAAAACCCAGGTTTCATTCTATCATCAACAATGACTTGCAAAGCAACAGGAGCACCAAGTTCAGAAACCCGACCCATGTAAGCGGCTGACGGACCAATGTATTTTTTTTGGTAGCGATCATTCGGTTTAGAATACTCCTTGCCCTCTATCTTCTTTCTAATTTCTTCATAAATATTTCGGTTTATCTGGGCAAGGTTTGCGTCAGTCTGATTAGCCCTTGTTCCCTCCATTCCCATATCTTCAAATGTTAAACCACCATTGGCTGCTATCAGCATTGTGTGATATTCTGCCTCCGTTATTCTGTTAGAAAGATTTTGGGGCAAAGCTGGAATTGCTTCATTGTTATCACGTCTGTAGTTTAAGTCTTTCATAGACATAAGAGTATCTGACAAATCGGGAAGAGTTGTTCCAAGTGCGTCAAACCTACTTGCATACTCTCTGTGAATTTTTTTTCTTTCTTCCTTATCAAAGCTATTTCCAATCCTTTCCCGATATTCAGTGTAAGCTGCCAAATCTTTTTTTATTTTTCTTTCTAAAAGGTTGTCTTCAAGATCGTTAATTAGAGTAAACTTTGCTTTTTGTTGATCCAAAGAAAGAGTGTTTAAACCCTCTTGTAATTGTAGCTTTGCTGAATTTAAAACATTTTGTTGATACTCGTATGACTCATTGGCGAGATCGTTTAGATACTCATCCCTTGTCTTTGTATTCTCAAAGTCCTTATCCATGACATTGAGTTTAAACCTTCTATCTTTTTCGTTTTCACTCGCCGTGAATGACTGAGCTTGTGCTCTCTTTTTTTCGTCAAGATCGTAACCATGTTGGTTGATGGTGGTAGCCTGATCTATCTGATTCCTAGTTTCGGCCCTTCCAATCAAAGCTGGACCAAGATAGGATTTTTCCAAAGATTCTAGTGCATTTAAATCAGGACCAGCAGACTCAATAAGAGACTTAACAGAGCCTGGATCTAAATTAAGAGCTTTAGCCGTAGCATCAGCAGAAGCCATAAGAACATCATACTTCCTCCTCCCCTTCTTATTGTATTCTACATCTTCCATTACACCAGCAACAGACTGACCAAGATTTTGGTACATCTGTCCCGTTGCCGCTCCAGCTTGTGAGAGTGCCTGTATTGCCGCAGGGCTTACGGCCCCCAACCGGGGATCAACTGTGCTACCTAATATTGCCATAATTTTCCCTATCTATTTGTAATGCTTCTTTACTATTGAGGTCATCCACTTTCGGATGAAAGACTTAATAAATGGTTTGTTGCTAATAAACTCAGCAAACCGCTCACCATGCTTGATGTAAATTTTGCGGAACCAAGAAGGAGCTTCATCCAGAAGCCAACCTCTGAACAATAACCACATTGGATTGTTTTGTCCATAAACCTCTCTAGCTACCCAACAACCAAATAAACTACCAATGCCTTGGAATAATCCAGCTCTGGTCTGAGCCGTTCCAGCCATTGATCCAGCATCAAGAGCTGTCTGATTAGCTTGTTGCTGTAGGGCTAGGTTGACACCTAACATTGGATCGGTTGCTTGTGGTGTGGTGCCATACATTGCTTGTTGCTGACCCATGCCAAGAACTTGCAGTCCTTCAGCTTGAGAAGCAGGGCGACCAAAGAACGCTCCAATGTCTGGACCAAGGGCTCGCTGCATTCCAAATGCTTGCTGTAAACGCCTGTCATCTTGTCCGGCCAATGCTTGCTGTTGGGCAAATTGCTGTTGTTCAAGACCAGCCTGTTGGCCAAATAAACTAGCCAAGGCCGCATCCCTCTGAGCTTGTTGTTGAAACTGTTGCTGCTCAAGAGCAGTTTGTTGTGCAAATTCTTGTCCAGCAAGCCCGGCTTCTGCACCCGCAAAGGCTGCTTGTTGACCAGCAAGACCTGCTTGTTGCCCTATAACCTGAGCTCGCATTGCATCCTGTTGAGCCTGCTGCTGTGCAAAACGAGCTGCCTCTTGTGCTCCAACACCAAACTCCCGAAGCTGCTGTTGTCTTCCAGCCATTTCTGAAGCAAAACCAGCTTGAGCAATGTCTTGGGCCAGTCCGGTTCCTTGTAGCTGTTGAGCCAAGCGAGCCCGCTCTAGTCCACCAGCAGCCTGCAAAGCTTGCTGCTGCAAGCCAGCTTGCTGGGCCTGTAAACCAGCGGCGGTGCCGGTTGCACCAACGCCCATTTGTTGCATGGCCCTCTGTTCAGCCAAACGCTGTTGAGCCAATGCCTCGGTTTGTCCCGCAAACTGACCGCCCATGCCCATGCGTTGCAATTCTTCTGCTGTACGCGCTTGCTGCATGGCTTGTTGCTGACCAAGAAGCTGCTGTGCAGCCATAAGGTCTTGGGCTTCATCAGCTCTGCGAGCCTCAGACAATCTACCAGCAACACCAGCCGCAGTAGAAGTGTCCCTAACCCTGCCTTGACGTTGACCCAACGCAAGGGCTTCCTGCTCTATTTGTCTTTGCTGTGTGGGAGAAAGTGTTCCTGCACTTTCAATTAAACCACCAATACGTTGCTGAAGAGCCTGTTCTTCCGGAGAAGCTCCAGCAGCTTGAAATCCTAGTTGCTGTAAAGCCTGCTGTTGTAACGCTTGCTCCACCGGAGAAGCTGCACGTTGATCAGCACCTAAAGCTTGCTGTCCAAACTGACCAAGAGCTTGAGCCTCTGCTGAGGCTGGCCTTGCAGCGGCTTCAAGCAAACGCTGTTCTGCTGCACCAGCTTGTGGTCCTGACAACAGGTTTTGAATTTGACTAGCAACAGTTTGCTGATCGGCTGTCTGCCCCATTGCAGGTTGACCAATAAGATTTGCAGCTTCTGCTCTGGCCTGTCTTCCAAGTTCTCCACCGGGGACTCTCTGACCTACTGTTTGAGCTAAATTTCCAAGTGCTTGTTGAGCTGCACCAAGATCGGCTCCAGCAGCCTGAAGACCCTCCCTTGCTGCACCAACTCCAGTCTGTGCCTGTGTAGTGGGATCTCCACGTTGAGCTAAAGTGGTAGCAAGAGTTCTAAAGCTTTCCTGTGCTTCTGAAGGGCTTTGAGTGCTTATCTGCTCTGCTCTTCGCGTCGCTAGGTCTGCAAGGTTTTGGGAAGCTGGATCAGATTTTCTGTATAGATCTACAAGTTCGGGAGCCAGTTGGCTTATTGTGTCAAACTCTCCCTTAGCCGCAGCGTCTTTTAATCTTCTGCCTACCTTGGCTTGGCTTTCAACTGCCCTTCTGGACAGTTCAATAATTCCGGGATTTTCTTTTAAAACTTTATCGGCAGCGATATCAAAATTGGTCTGCAATTTTGCAATCGCATCATCGCTCAAATCTCCGCTTTCTTTTAACGCCTGAAGTTCTGACGCAAGATTTTCAACCTCTCTGGCGTTCCTTTCTTTTTGTTTTGCACCAAAACGCTCTTGTCTTCGTTCTGGTGTAAATCCTTTACCAACATTACCAGTTCCATGAAAGTCGGGTACATCTTCACCAAGCTCTACACTTACGGTTTGTAAAGCTTTTTTGAGCTTCTCGTTCTCACTATCACTAGCAAGTGCATCTGTGTACTCATCTTTCAGATTACGCAAACGTGCTAGTTCTGCACTATCATCATAAGTGTCACCCTTACTAGAAAGCCTATCAATGTCACCTTGTATTCTTGCTTCGGCAGAACGTCTTTCTTGTTCTGCTCGTTCAAGGTTTTGTTGAGCCCTATCTCTAGCCTCAGAAGTTGCCCTAGTAACGCCACCCAGCAAAGCTGTTTGAGCATCATCCAAAGCAAGCTGCTGCATTGCCGGACGGATTATACTTTCAGCAGCAATGATGTCTGGAGCTGCTTCCACGTAAGACCTAGAAGTGTCCTTTATTTGTTGAGCTACATCTATTGGCTGAACTTGTGGTGCGTCTATTCTTGTGCTACCCATATCTCTTCCTCTTTAAAAATCCCTGTAGTACATTACCCCTTCCCACATCTTCTTGTTTCCAAGACGTTCCATGTTGGGAAAAAAATTGCTGCCCTTATCACACATTATGAAAGCCCGGTGAACGCCGTTTGAAGCATACTCGCTCTCCAGTTTTTTGATAGCCCGAACACTGTCCAAAGCCTTTGCCTTCTTGCTATCCATCCACCACCAAACAAGCGGAGCAGCTCCAACACTGGCAGAGCCAATGATGTCGCCATCCTTACGGATGATGTGGGTTGGCATGACAACACTGTGGTTATCAGCTAACATACGCTCTGACAAACGTGGCAAAGATCTTTCGGTAACGTGTGAAATGCTTATCATTCTTCTTCTGTGTCTGGTTCTAAAATTAGTGGCTCAACAACAACCTTACCGTTTTCATCAGTCCACTCGGTGTCATACATATGTTGGTCTTGACGTTCACCAACAACCATCCAGCTAATGGAATCTGTGCAGGTGTTGTCTTGGGCTTCAATGGTAAGGATGTTTCCGTCAACGCTAGAGCGTACAGCCGTCCATCCAGACTCGTTAGTAGTAAAGCTTTGTACATCACGACAAAGTAGAACAAATGTTCCATCTGTCATATCTGATGCTAAGTCTATGTTTACTGATGCAAGACCATCAACCAAGTCAACACGGCCCCTGTAGATCAAGTCAGCTTGTGGACTTTCCAAAAATGAATGAACTAGGTTATGGGTGTCTTTCTTAGATTCTAGTGGATGAGCAATTTTAAATGAACCAGATCCCTTGGACACAGTGCTAAAAATAGCTCCACCAGAGGAGTTGATTGATGCAACTTCACCGCTACTGTTCTCAAACTTAATAAAGTCGTTGGTACTAGTTCCACCGCCATTGCGTAAAAACGTCATAGTGGGACAGAGAGAGCTATCCTCGTCGTTGACTAAAATGCTTCCTGAACCGCCACCCTTTACACGAAACTCGCCTGATACATCAAGAGAGTGACCAGGAACCGTGGTGCCAATGCCCAACCTAGACGCTCCACCAAGAATTAAATCATCCGTGGACTCATCCCATAGCATATAAGAACCACTGGTTGCCCCGAAAAACTTAACATCATGACCAGTATCATCTACGCCTACAGTGACTGTGCCATCAATCTGAACATTGCCGTCAATATCTACGGCGTCAAGATTGGTAGTGCCATCTATGTCTATGTTACCAGATATATCTAAAGAACCAAATGAACCAACACCTGTAGTGGTTATTGCAGAAGAACCATTGTCAATAGAACCAAACCCAGAAGTTATTGATCCAGAATTTAGTGCTCCTGTTGTAACTATATCAGAACCACCTGCAAGTGGGCTAAAAATAGAGCCTATTGCAGTGCCACCAATAGTAATTGCATCAGCTTCAAGAGTGCCATCAAAGTCTCCATCTACAGCATCAATGTTGCCCTTAAAAATTGTTGCACTAACTGTTCCCGTACTTGGATTATATGCAAAATTGCCATCCATTTCCAAACCAACATTGCCTGTGCTTGAGGTTGCACCCTCGACAAAAGTAATTAGGTTTTCCTCGTTAGTGCTTTCATTATCAGTTACTAAAACATGAGCAGAGTTTGTTGCGTTTGTAACTGTTGTTCCTGCAATAACTGTAGCCAAAGCCGTACCATCAACTGTTATTGCATCTGCCTCTAATGTTCCATCTATGTCTGCGTCACCCGATATGTCTAGTGAGCCACCATCTATTTCTCCAGATGCTGTAATTGCATTATCTTTTATAAGAACTCCATCAATGGTTACACCAGATCCAGAAGTAGTTTCTGCAATGGTGTTAGTGGTTATCGACTGACCATTACTAACAACAATGTTTGTAGATCCAGTGGTGTTGCCGTTGGCAAGAACCTCAGCCAAAGTATCAGACGTTCCAACTTGAGCGTCCACATAAGCAGTGGTAGCTACCTTAGTTGAGTTGTCACCAGCACTTTGAGTAGTTGCAGTTACGCCATTAGCTAAAATACCCGAGAGTGTTGTAGCTGTAAGAAGTCCAGAACTTGAGTTGAATGTCAGGTTTGATCCACTCTTGGGTCCGAGGCTACCAGTAGCGGCAGTAGCAAACAGTGGAAAACAAGTTGTGTCTGAAGACTCGTCAGCTACAGTCACTGCACTAACCGTAGCAGCACCTCCAGCAGCTATAGCAACAGCGCCACTTACATTACCAAAAATTTGATCCTCTAGGTTAGAAAAAGTAATTTTACCATTACCGCTATCAGTGTTATCCACCATAGCGACAAAATCATCTTGAGCTATGCTTGTCTCTGTGGCCAGCTCGTTTAGGTCTAAGGATACAGTAAGTGTTTGACTGCTAGCTGTAGTATCTAGGCCAGTTGCACCAGCAATAGTAAATGTCTGACTATCTAAGTCTACTGATCCAGTCCCACTGTCCCCAGCAAAGTCTAGGTCTTCAGCAGTAATCTGAGTGTCAACATACGCTTTGATGCTCTGCTGAGTAGCAAGAGACGTAGCAGAGTCAGAAGACATATTATCCTCATCCAATATTGCCACTTCAGCAGGAGCAGCCGCTCCACCAGAAACATTACCAAGAACCTTGTAGTCTGCTAGATTTTCTATCTTTGCCTTTGTTACATTGCTGTCTGCAATAAGAGAGGTGGTAATGTTAGCAGCAGCAATCTTAGCGGTAGTCACATTACTACCTGCAATTTTAGCGGTGGTTACTGAACTTGCCGCAAGCTTACCAGCGCTAATACCAAGATCCTTTACAATTATTGCGCCACTAGAAAGCTGGGTCGTTGAGTCATCAACTGCCCCAGATGCAAATGTTGCACTATCTACAAGTGCATTAAGGTTGGTGGACGTTACTTGATCGCCGTCTGAATATGTAGTTCCTTTGCTTAAAATAGCCATTATTCTGCCTTCTGTATGCTTCTAAAGGTTATAGCTCCTGCTACCTTCAATGCTCTTAATCTGGGTCGTCCCTTTGTTGTCGTTAATTTAAATTGTAAACCGTAGGCCCGTTTGTTACCAAATCTTCCCCGAAGAGACACATCTTCATCAATAGCAAGTTCTTCCCCGTTTATATTAGCAACCGTTCCGAGATCTATAATAGCATCAATGTTCTCTGTTATTGCTTCCAAATTTGCATCAGAAACATTGTTTTCAGAAGATTGCAGGTGAAGTTCAAAATTATTCCACTTCTTCCGGTCTATAGAACCAACAGTAAACATCCTGCTTGTAGCCGATGCTGCTACTAAAATGCTGCTAGCTGAAGCTCCAATGGCGTCAACATATAGGTCTGTATCATCTGATCTTGATTCATATTTATGAACCCCGCCATTCCGATTGATTGCGTAAACACCCCTTTGAACGCCTGATCCACCTACCAACAAATATGTGTACTCCCAATCCGAGTCATTTATGGAATCCAAAGATTCCCATTGCTGATTCAAAAAGTTATAGACTAAGAGAGCATTGTTTGTGGTGGAGTCGTCTAGCGGAACGGCAATGTAATATCTGTTATCAAAGTAGGCAGAAACTGCCTTATCTGCATGATCCTTGTTGATTCTTGAAATGGTTCCTTGGATAGAAGAAGACAATGGAACGTCTTGGCCTCTAAGGTTGTAAAGATCAACAAAGTCTAGTGCATACACTCCATTGTCAGAAAGGAACATTAGCTTGTTTCCTATCTGCTGTATGCTGTTTCTAGCCAAACAACCTATATCGCTCGTGATAACTTGGGACACACTGCTTCCCAAATCTAAGCTATTTTTTACAGTATGGATGCTGTTGCGATTAAAGACTACCAGTTGGTCGTCAGAAAAAGAGTGAAAACCCACAATAAAATCAGACTCTCCAGCATTAAATCTAAACTGTCCGTAAATTCTATCATAAGTGTTTTGGTCTAGTATATCCGAAAACAAAGCCTCATCCAAAATATTTCTATCGGTAATTGTAGCAGATCCAGAAGATCCAGTAATATCAAACTGATAAGGAACTACCAACCTACGCTGATGTGGTACACCAAACTCTGGAGCCGGCATATGGCTAAATCCTAGACCAATAGATGTTTTCTTTTCAACCGTAGCAGTTTTGTTTGTAGCATCAGCTTTATCCGTAACAAAAGTAAAAGTTGTTGAGTTTGTTATAGATCTAACCCGAACGGTGTCACCAAGAGAATAACCAGAGGTTCCTACGGTAGTGACTGTAAGCTCATCTCCAACCAACAAAGAACTAGTGCTAGACACTGTAGCCGTTGCTATACCTGATGCAAAATCAAGATCAGTAATTGATAAAGGTGTAGGTTGAGTGTATGCTCCGTTAGAAACTAAAGAGAATGTAGTGGTGCTAATGTCTCCATCCCACTGCATAGCTATCTTTCCTTTTCGGAATATAAATAACTTGTTAAATGCTTGAACCACATTGCTTCCTCTCGGAACCGTTTCTCCGGTAGGATATGTAAGAGATACTGTTGTTGCCCCGCTGTCCGAAGTTTTTACCAATACTGTTTTGTTAGTTCCAACAACAGCAATGTAAGATGCTGCATCGTTATTAGGATCTGAAAATTCACAAGATGCTTCTATAAAGTTTGAATCACTATCTAGCAGTCTCATTCCTTTGACGACCATAGTGCCGCCCGGTGTTTCAGCTAAATCAGTAACTGTGTAGGTTATTGTATCTGCATCTACAACTGTAGCAATAAAATTACCGTTTGGATCAACACTACCAGAAAACGTCAATCCACTGATATTTACTCCAGTGTTAGTTGTTATGTTGTGGGCTGAATTAAAATTAACTTGGATGGTTGAATCAGTTCTAGAAAATGAAGCAACTCCACCACCTATATTGGTTGAGTCATACAGCTTGAACGGAAGAGCAAGAACAGCAGCAGAAAATGGAGCAGAGAATATATCCATACCTTTCCTTGGTTGCCACTCACCATTCAAATCCATTCGTCCATTTTCAGAAACAGACAAGACTCCAAAAGGAAGCTGGTCAGGTCTAAGCTTATTGTTAAAGCCAGAAAAGCCTTGGTCTAGGTCTTCTACAACCCGATCATCGGCCTGTCCATATGTATCATATCTAGCCATCTAACAATTCCAAGCTCTCCTGCTCCAGTAGTTTGCAGACAGTTTATTACTCTTACCCTTTATCCCACCTGACCTAGCACAATAACTTTTCTTACGTGCCGGGTTATTCTTTTTGATACTCATGTTAGCATCACCAAAGCGTACAATTTTTTCCTTACCACCCTGACAAGCTTTCACGACAAACTTCTTCCCGCCAGAAACATCTCTGCGGGGCTTGTTGCACTTCATCTTGGACTTATTTATTTTTGCCACTTCTTACCTTTGCTTTGGGTGTGTTAGCTACAACTGTTTTTCCTTTGGCTCCTGCTCGTTTCTTTTTCTTTGCAGTGGCGGCTCTTTCAGCCTTGGTAAGACTTAGTGCCTTGCGTCTAGGCAAGCATCTATCTGGCATCTTCTTGTTAGGAGAAGTTCCACACTTGCCCTTAATAGATCCATCAACACCTATCCTTACCCAGTCTTGCTTTAGCCACTGTTTAAGTTGAGCCACTATCTTCCCTTCCGTTTACCGCCTTTAGCTTTCTTAGCGTAGTTTGGATCTTTACAATACTTAGATGCAGCCAAGTTAGCGTAAGCAGAAGGGTACGTATCAAACGTCCTTCTAGCCCAAGCCTTGCCCTCTGGACAAATCTTACCTCCGCTTTTAGCTTTTTTTCTTGGCATTTTTTTTGCGATTTTTAAGGGCTCTAAAATCAGCACCTGTAATTTTTTTCCGAGGTGGAGCAACAGCGGCAAGTCGCTTCTGAGCTGGGCTATATTTACTAAAAGGCATTATGCGTTCCAGGACTTTCTAGCTTTGGATTGTGCAGCCTTAGACAGTTCCCCGTAGTGAAACAATCTCCTTGAGGTCTTGCCATGCGTCTTTCCAGAGTGAAGCTGACCATTGGGCATTTTATGCTTATTGCCCTTATGCTCTTTTCCATCCCGGAAATAATGTTTCATACCTTTTCCCATTATCTTACTCGTCTCCTTCCTATGCAGGATCTACACCCGCAAGATTTTTTTCTTAACCTTGGGCATTACTTACGTCTACGCCCCTTAGATTTACCTTTTGGTTTTTTATAACCGTAAGCCATTATCGTCTTCCTTTCTTTTTCATAGTTTTTCCCATTGGGCATTTTTTACGTTTTCCGTAGTCCATATTATTCTTTTACGTCTAAGTAGTTTTTGTCGCGTAGTTCAAAATTAACACTACCATAGCTTTTCAATTTTTCTACAGTAGAGCCAATTTCCTCCATGTTTTTTTCAAGGTATTGTAACCTTAAATTCTGTTCAGCATCGTCAGGTAAAGCTCCCAGTTCTCCTCTAGGCCATTTGATACGGAACTCAGTGTTCATCCCTATCTCAACATCCCTAATGTTCTGAGCGTTCTCTAGCGACGCTATACGCGAAGTCATATTCACGTAACCCGTCACACTAACTACAGTAAACCCAATCAACGCAATCAAGTTGCGTAGAGGTATAGTCACTGCTGTCTTGTCGCTTATATCCATTATTTAACTTGCGAGCTTCCAAAGTAAAATCCTAGTAAAGCCAGCATCCCTTGCCTAACCTCAGGCAGCAATACAAACCCTTCTAAATTTTTCCATTTATCTGCTCCTATTCCTAAAAATTTAAAAATGCCAAGTTTCTGTGCCTCGATCGTCACTGGTATGTCAAAGAAGGCCATGATGAAGGGAGCAAATACCACTGAAAACAAGATGCACATAGCGATGAGCTTACGCACCCATGCTCCACTTTCTCCTGATCGTTCTGCTGCTCTGTCTGCTGAAGCATCCGAAACTTTCTGCTTCTGAATCATGGATTTGATAGCGTTTGCTTGGATGTTCATTTGTGCCGAGATTAGTTTCATTACAAATCCCGTGACTCCACCCCCAAGCATTGCCACTAGTTCACCACTCATCGCTTTCTTAAATCTACTATTGTTTTATATATCCAAAGACCCATGTATGCTATCGTGCATACCGAAGCTATAATAGACATAACCTCGCTAATTCCTTGAAAAGAAACAGCTAGTATTGATCCTGTTGCTCCTAGTCCAAGCTTGTTAAGCTCGGGGTTCATTACACAAATTGTGAAGCGTGAACAATAGAAGTACCTGATACACCTAAAAACTTAGCAGCCGCAGCAGCCTGAGCACTAAGGGTAATTAGCTCCTTCTCTTTAACTAAGAGATGACCATTAGATGCGGTAGGAGTGCTACCATCAAATGTAACAATGACATTGTTGTCTTGTACATCAATCATAACGTATTTTGTGTCACTATCAAAAGCAGCAAAAGACACGCCAGATCCTGATGTCGCACAGGATAGGTTTTCTCCAGATACCGTTCCGTTTGGTTGGGGATATAAGTTTGTTATTAGACTATTCATTATCTTGATTGTTGGCTGACATACGTCTTGAAACGCTGCCCTACTGTGTTGTTGTTGTAAACTTGCTGAGGATTATCTAAGGACTCAGCTAAATACTTTTCGGCAATTTCTTCTTCAAAACCTGCCTTTGAATGCTGACCGTCCATACGCAAGAAATCAGCGTAAGTTGCATGGGCCATAAAATAAAAATATTCTTGAGGAACTTGTGTTAAAGAACCAGAGCCATCTGTGTCTAAGCTTGTAAGAAGCGTAACTGGTTGTCTATAAGTGACAAAGACACTAGTTGTTGAGTCAGCCGTTGTTAGGTTAATAACATGAGCCCCATCGCTCTCTACAAAAAACTCAAAATCAATAGTAGAGTTTTGTAAGAAAGGCTGTTCTCTGTTTATTCTAAGAAACTCCCCTATGGTTGTTTTACTAGTTTCAGTAAAGGGAACTATAGAGTTTGCTATAGTTCTTTCTTCACCAACGGTAAGATACCTAGCCCAATATGGAGTGCGATTATACGCCTCAAAAAATCTTCTATTAGCTAAAGCCAATAGCTGAGATATTTCTGCTGTGGTAAAGTCTGAATTACCAGCAAGTGCAGAAATTAAATCAAATAAATCTTTATTAGCCTTGTCTTGCATTATGCTTTATTAGGACTGAGTTCAGGAAACTTCTTGTTGTAATACTTTAAAAATTCTTTGCTTGTAACTGTTTCTGCTCCGTACTTCTTGACCAGTCTGAAGTAGTCTCTAGCAGGAATGTTGGCAACGCATTTTCCTAAAACTGGGTGAGTTTTACCAACATTTGTCTTTGCCTCTTTAGCAGTAGCATTGATGCGATCTTGCTCTTTGGCTCGCTCCATCTTGAAGCCAGTTTCAATCTCACGCAGAAACGCTCGATTGACCTCACCGTCACTATACTTAGGTACTGATGTAATAATATTCATTTCTTTTTTAGGAACAAACAACTTTTAAAAAATTTATGAAGGCTTTTTGCTACAACAATAAACGATTGTCCTTCGTCAACAGATACCCCTAGGGGGTAATATCTACTGCACGACAACTTAACATTGCAGCTCACTCCTTGGCATTTAATAATATTCACAATCTACCTAGAAGCTGCTGTTCTTCTTTTTGTAGTTGGCCCAGGGCTTCTTGATTTTTTGAAGGTAACAGTAAAAGGAGGAAGCTCTAAAGGCTTTCTGTTTACTGTTCCTTCGGTGCGATCCACAAGACCATCTTTTCTAGTTTTTCTAGCTGTTTTGCGAGCAGCTTTGCGATTAGTTCTAATCTGTTTTTTTACAACAGATCTGTTTCCACTTAGCTGCTTACCAGTTGTAGGATCGGTAGTAACAAGATAAGGTTCTAATATAAATGTGGGCGTATTTGGCATAGTTAAAAAATGTAAAAGGTTAAAAAAAGGGAGGCCAGAACTGGCCTGACCTCCCTTGATAGTTTTATTAAAAAGAATTATCCTCCGAAGTTGTCACCAGCAGTTGGGTGATACTTGAACAAAATTCTGACTTTACCTTTGGCTGCGTCGTTTGGCGCATTTCCGGTGAAGTTGTAAGTGAGGTCTACAGCAGAAACCAGATGCAATCCATCGTCAAGAAGAGCACCATTATTGGTGAATATCTTTCCGAGGTTGCCGCTGTCGCTGAAAACATCAACTTCATCAACAAAACCGTCAGGATCTCCGTCATCACCGAGAGCAATAGTAGCGTCCGAAATAGCGGAACCACCATCTGTAACTTCAGCAGTTACAAGCTCGTCAACGATAACAGCAGCTCCGTAAACTCCACCAGCCATTGCTGCACCACCAACTTGGATGTCAACAGCAGTGGCAGAGCCAGCGGTAGATCCAAGATCAGTTGTCAAGTCAACGACGGCTTCATAGTTAAAACCAAGAGCCAAGGTTTCAATGTTCTGTACTTTCTTAAGTTCAATAGCCATTTTAATGTACCTCCTATGGTTTAGCTAAGGGCTGTGATTTTACCGTGAGCACCAGGATGGTACATCAAGAGTGTAAGAGCACAATCAACAAATCCGCGCTCGCCACCACCTTGATTGGGGAGACGTGCACTGCCCATTGGGATCAACTCAGAAACACCGTAGTATTCTGGGTGAACCAAGTAACCAGTGTCTTTGTTAGCTGTGTCTGGCATGCAGTCAGGATTTCCGTTGATAACAGAAACCAATCCGTGGTCGGACTGATAAACTTCAACAGAAAGCTTAATCTGAGCTACATCACCATTGTAACTTACTGAACGTACACCATCGTCAGTAGTGCTTCCATCCAATCCTACGCGAGCAAAATCACTGATGTCGCGACGCAGAGCAGTGTCAGCAACCAATGTTAAACCATTGCTAGCTCCCGTAACACGGTAGATAGAAGTGATTAGGTTGTTGAGAACTGTTTCCGTGAAGTTTCCACTTGAGTGAATGCTGTCAGCAGGAGTACGGAATGCAGCAGGAACGTCAGATGGTCCTGAAGAATCAATCCAGTCGCCAAGTCCACGCAACTTGTAAACCGTTCCAGCTCCATCTTCCGCAGCGCGGTCGTTGGTAGAGCAAAGAGTGGCCTCAATGTCACGTTTTAGTTCACGGATTGCTTTTGCTTCGGCTTGAGCTACTTTAGCAGGTCCAACGGAGTCAACAGCTTCCTGTAAGTCGGAAACCATGTAGTCGCGGCGGAACTTCTGAACGTAGTTGCCAAGACGCGCGCGGCCACTGAATTGATCAGTGAATGTAGTAACGTCAGCCCCTTCAGCTATACCAGCAGTGCTGGGAGATGAAAGACTGTCTACAGTCCACTCAACAAACGTAGCGTTTGCACGAGCCTTTGATGCGGATGAAAGGACAGGCGTTTCTTCGGGGGCCAAGATGGTAAGTACATCCATCAAGTCCTCACGATTGGAAACAGCCGATCCAGGATTTGTGGTATCAAATGTGTCTGAGAATGCCATGATTATTTACTTTGTAATTGTAATGTTCTTAACGTGATGAAATCGTCTTTTCGTCCAGATGATTTAAATCGGTTTCTATGTTCCTTCATTGCCTTGCCTAAAGGTCTTTCAGTTTTTTCAGACATTGCAGAAGCTGGAGTTGAACCACTAGAAGGAGTCAGCTTTAACGATTTTTTTGAAACCGGTGTGCCTTTCTCCTTTATTGGTTTTCTCCCGTATATGCTATTTACAGCGTGAGACATGAAATAGGGAATCTGAGAGTACAAATCTGGAGAAAAACTCTCCAAATCTTTTAGTCTAGGATCACTCATAATTGATATGAAATGACTCTTTAACTCATTTTCATTCTCGTCCCTTAGCCATTCAAGTTCCTCTACGGCTTTACTACCGAGCTGCTGACGCATTGTTTTTGCATTTTCCAAACCCTGAAGTTTTTTCAATTGGTCTGGAATATATGAATCACGCGATTTTCTGGCACTTTGAAGAGCTTTACGCACTTCGGCCTTAGTCATCGGGCGACCTTCTACAGTAGTTATTTCTTCGTCAGCAGAATATTCATCGGACTCAAACAACAAATCTTCAGCCCAACTAATAACATCATTCACCTCATCAGACTTCTTTTGGAGGTCTTCAATGGTTGATAAATTAGAAAGTGGGTTGTCTTTAACTTCTGGCTGCTTGATTGTTAGTTGCATAGTTTGCAACTCTTCTTCAGCAGCTTTCCGTCTTGCCGTAAGTTCACTAATACGTGACTGCGCGCCGGGAATGAGTTGCTGACGCAAAGCGTCTTTTTCCTCATCCGACAAACTGTCTAAATCAAACTGTGAAAGAACATTACCCTCAGTCGCTTGCTCTGGAACTTCTTCCTCACTAGCTTCCTCGGCCGATTCTTGAGACTCTTCTTCAGACTGTTGTCCTAGTAAAGCCTCACTACGTCTCTGAACAAAGTCAGACGCAGATATGTTTTGGTTGTCCACTGATTCTGGTTCAGCCTCAGCGACGGCTGTGTTGATTTCATCTTCCATAACTGTTTCCACTATTTACGCCTAGCGATTGCGTGGGAACATATTATCATGTATCAAATAAAATCTTTGTGTCTTTTTTGTAGTTTTTTCACGTCAACCATTTGTAATATCTGATCATAGGTTATTATCCTACCAGATATTTGCTGAAGCTGCTCTGTTGGAGCCTCGTGCATATCTCCTATGCACTCCTCACGCAAAGCTGATATTACATTCATGAAACGAGCAAAAGACTCGTGGTTGTGTAGCGATTGTATGTCTTTCTCTAAACTCACTGAGCCATGTTTTGGGTTTGAACTCCACCCATCTGGGCAGGTGCTGTACCAATTCTACCTATTTGTGCGTTCTCAGCTTGTTGCATAGAGAACTGATATTGGCCCATATACTTTTGCAAACGCTGCGAGAAAGCAGGATCAGTTTGCATACGTTGGGCAATATCTGGTTGCTGCAAATATTGCTGAATGATACCCATAGCCGCTTGAGCACCGTTTGCACGTGCCGGCATCTCGATTCCCGCATAAATTTTTGATAAGTCATCTGTAATGTCTTTGAGCATTTGCTGCTGTGCAGCTTCCACTGGTTGAAGAACACTATCAGCCAAAACCGGATCTACGCTTCCAGCAATTAGTGTTACTAAATTATCTACGTTTATTCTTCCATTCCTGTCCAACTGAAGCAGAGAAATCATAGAGTTTAGTTTGTTCTCCTGTTTTTCTGGGTCAGTGTTCTGAACATCATAGGAAATTGTTATATCAAAACTTTCATCTGGGCTTCCTTTGCTAAACATTTGAGGATCTGGAACACCAGTAACCTGAAAGAAAACACTGTCTGGGCCAAAACGCTGAAAGCATTTGTAGCACATTGATATTACGTTAGAGCAATGAGTTAAAAATTTGTCTACCAAGAACTGCTGTCTTATTTGGCTAACTGGACCCTCGCGATCCAAGCCAACCAATCTATCAGCTTGAGATTCTTGGGTTTTCTCCATCTCAACCGATCCTTGGTTGTACACAGGAGTAGGACCAAACTCAAAGTCTCCTTTGCGGCGATATGGTATCATTCTACCAGGACCCCAATCTGTAGGAGCTTGACCAACCGGGTGCATTATTGGAGGCACCGTAGAAAGACTGTTTCTGTCAATTCGGCTGTCGCGCTCAACCTTTACTTGGTTCTGTATGCCACGTAACAAGTCAGGTATGGTCATTGTATCGTACAACCTCTTGCTATCCTCGGACAGCTTGGTAACTACTACTGGGTAGTCTTCATACCCGTTTAGCAGTTCAAACTTCGCATAACCCGGTATTCCTGGCATACCACTAAACTCACGATGGAACACTGTGCAATATATGCCTTCGGAGCCATCCTCTTTGTCTATCAATCTTTGATAACCGTAAACAATTTCAATAAGCTCCTCAGCCTCATAGGCATTATCGGTAAGACTAAGAGACCGGCGTCCTTCTTGCTCACGCTCGATAGAATCTATGTTCACTCCACGGTAACGATCAATAACGTGATCTACAAAATTTTCATCCCAACCATCGGTAATCACTTTGTTCTGCAACTCCTGTGGTGTGTAATAGGTTTTCCAAAAACAATATGGAGCCCGCTGCGGATCGGTAACATACGGAGGAAAGATAAAGTCTCCGTCTGGGGCTAGAGTTTTTACCTCTGGGGCATTCACTTGGCGACGCACTATTGGTAACTCAGCACTTCCATTTTCTTTTAAATCTTTAAGAGCTTTCTTGGCTCTTTTTTCTGTAACCCCTTGAAAACTATTTTGAAGCATTGCCAAGACATCATCATCTGCTTCACCCTCAGAAATTAGTTCTGCCAAGGCGGGATCAATAGATGCTATTTGTTCTAAGCTAAGACGTTGAAGGAACGACCTGTCTTCCATATGCCAGCCAACGTAAGTAATCAATATACCACGCTCTAACATATAGTTGGCTCCTAGTTCCATCTCCTGCTTGAAGCGAGGGATGTAACCACTTTTCACCATCCATTTTAAAAAATTTGTAACTACGCGACTTCTGGCAACGTCTGCTATCTCTACAGGAAATGCTCTGATGTTTGCTCTGCTCATTGCAGAAAGAAACAAAGAAACCAATCTGGTTATGCGCTCGTCAATAACATGGCTCTCCATGTCCGAGGCTCCCTCCCAAGGGAAAGCGTCTGCTCCGTGCTTGCGAAGATCCCTACTTTTGCCAGGCCACCAGTTACGGCGGTCATCATAACTGCTTCGGCACAAATCAAAGTATGCCTCAAGCTCAGTAACAGACTGATCATAGGCGTACCTAAGAGATGTAATGTCGGGATCGTCACTAACATATGTTAGAGACTCGGAAATAGAATCATTTTGCATTGAGCTTGCCCTTAATGTTATGGAAAACGTGATAAAAATATTGCTCGTTGGCTCCTATCTTATCACATAACTCGCTGGATTTTATTGAGTAAAGCTCATCATGGGTAGCTACTTTGCACAAAATCTCCCAAGCAAGCAGTCGATCTATCTGCTCACATATCCATTGACGGTTCATTGTGATGTCATCTGACGTATCTGTAGGACACTCCAACTTCATCTTCAATAGCCTCTATTTTTATATTCTTACCAACCAAGGCTTTTGTTAATTTTTTAGGAACACACACTGGAACCTTTTTATCAATTTCATTAATTAAAGCGTATATGTATCTAGGATTTGCAGCAGACTTTATAACATATCCTTTGTAGTGTTTTGGAACAATCTCAGGAATGTCTACAGCCATACGCAATATTTCTTGTCCATCTTCATTAATCCACAATGCCTTGCCACCTTTTCCTGTAATCATCGAGGAACACAACTTTGATTTAGCTAGGCTAACTAAATTATCTACGTCAGCATCAAGCTCATCAGCTAATGCTCCTATCCTAATTTTCGGCATTAATATCCTCCTTTTGATTTGCTAGTTGTTAGCAAGCTTCTGTTCTCCATGTGATCTGGGCCTTCTCCTCCATTTGCCATTCTCAAATAGCGTATAAGATCAAAGAAATCTTTAAGGGCCTCATCCGCTTTACCTTGTGAATTATAATTTAATAAACTGTCAATCAAATTCCCACATTCCTTGTGTATGTAACACAACGGCCTATTAGCAGCATCTATTGGATCGTTTGGATTGTAGGTAAACCATTCGTCAACCGCACTAATACCAACCTCTTCCATGCGGCCATCTGATGGATGGAAAAGCATTCCATATTCATCAAACAACATAAACAAATCTTCATTGTTGTCATTCTCCCTAGCAAAATACCTAGAGTCCCCTATACGCTCAAAAACATTTATACCAAGAGCGTCCTCAATATCTCGGAACAACTCAGCATATCTTTCTACGTTTAGTCCTAGTTTTTTTGTTGCTGGCCCCACCTTCCATTTTGGATCACCAAACATAGCCCACTCTCCATAGGTATCCCTATCGGGCCATTCTCGGCGAATGTAAACATAACCGTCCCGATCCACAGCAGCCCATATAGCAGTAAAGTTGCGAGCCCCGGCAGGGTCAACTACCTGATAACAAGTAAACCTGCTTTTGTCCGATATGTCAGGGAAGGACATACCATACTTATTCTTTTCCTCACCAAGAACATTAACCTCTGTATTGAAAAGCGGAAGTAACGATGTTACACTCTTTACAGGAACACCATAAGCACGGACTAATATTTCCTCATCTGGTCTGTCCCGCAAATCCTTAGCTATACGCTCATAACCACCAAACGGGTTTTCATCTGAATGCAGGTAGACTACTGATGCGTCCCGTTTTGGACTATATTGTTGTACTGGCAGTTCTCGGTTAAGAAGAATTGCCTTTCTAGTCTTTAGCGTTTCGGAACCTTTTAAATATTCGGATATAAACGGAGTGTACCCATTGATAGGGGTAAAAGCTATTAGCATCTTGGAATTCCTAGTAGCCAACCGAAAACGCAAAGTGTTTATCAAAGCATCGTCACCAAGATATTCGTCTAACCACGTTCCAATGTTCAAGTTGTCCCCAGACCTAAACCCAAATTCAAAACCTTCTAAGATGGTTTGGTTATTGGAAAACTGGGTGTAGGTTTTAAAATCAACCCTAGTTCGGGTATCAGGAAAAATAAAGCTGCTTCCGGTAAACCCATTTTGCATCGAGTAGTTTATGTAACCCTCAATACTCTTGGTCTTCTTCTTGAACTCCTTGGGCATCATCTCCCACACCGCAGCTTGCTGCACCTTTACGCTGGTGTCAGCGTTCTGGGAAAAACAAACAACATGACCATCTGGATTGCTTATCACGCTCTCCATGACAATTTTAGCACAGCCAGTAGTTTTGCCGCTCCGGTTGCCTCCCAAACACAGACACTCGTTGTATGTTCCTAGTCCATCTTTTATACGCTCCCAGCCATCTAGGTTAAACCCATGCCTTACCGGATCTTGCTCAGAAGCCTCTATACGGCCCTCATGGGCCTCGTGCAGCTCCTTTAGCATCTTGGGGTAGTTCTCCCCCAAGAACACTATCTCTTCATCTGTAGGAGGCTTTAATATTGGATGATCTCTAAACTCAATCATTCCGGGAAAAAATCATTTAAGTCCTTCATGGCTGAAGCATTAACCAATGCTAAAAAACAAGACATTTGATCTTCTAAGTCAGGAT